GCTGAAGGAGGCGAGCATGGCGTTCGTGATCGTGTACTCCGGGTTGGAGGCGGACTCGGTGGTTCCGCTGGGGGAGATGACGAGAGTGGTGTTGCCCTGTCCGACGAGGGCCGCGCACAGCGTCTCGATCTCGGAAGTGGCTCCCGATCCGCCGTACGACAGGTAGCACTCGAGGGAGACGCTGATGGACTGGAGGCCCTGAACGTACTTCCGTCCGGTGTCGCCCATGGCGGTCGCCTCGAGCGAGTCGTAGCCCACGGTCAGGGTGGCGGACCGCACCTGATCGGAGATGTCGTAGGTCGTCGCGCCCTGCGTGATGTTCACGGTGGCGTTGGACAGGAACGTGGTGGTGGCCATGGTGGCTCCTTCTTGGTTAGTTGCGTTTGCTGGAGATACGAACAGTCAGGTCGTAGGCCGGTAGGTCCTGCGATCCGATCTGTGCGATGGTGGGCTGTCCCCCGGTGATCGCCAGCGACGAGTTCATCAGCGCATCGATCGCGGTGAGGAGGTAGTCGCCTGCGTCTTGGTTGCCGGGTGGCGGAGCCAAGACTCGGATCGTGAGGGTGATGTCTCCGACGTTGTAGGTGAAGGCGTCGAAGGTCGGCAGTTCAATGAAGACTGTAAGCGGTCGCGCGTTCCGAGGATCGGTGACCGCGACGTAGCCGCGAGCGGTGATGACGTTGGCGACTGCTGTGATCGCTTCCGCGAACATTCCGGTGGCCGCCATGTCATGCCACCTGACTCCTGCGGACTCCGAGCAGTTGGAGAATCCGACCGTTAGTCAGGGTTGGTACTCCGACCGACATGGTCTCGAAGGACTGGAAGGAGTCCACCGAGCCGCGCTCCCGGTACAGGGCCGCAGCATAGAGCGTCGCTCCGAGTTGGATTGACGCATCCGGGGCCGTGGTGGGGGAGTCAAAGTATCCGGCTTGCTGACGCCGTCTAAAACACCATTGGTTAGAGGCCGCGACGCAGGTGGCGATGTAGGCGGTGTCATTCGCGGTCGCGCCGGAGATGCCAAGGAACTCGGTTACGAGGGCCGAGGTGGTCCACGTACAGGTAATGCTCCATGTCAGCGTTCCGGTGGGGATCGCGGCGGACCGCTCGAGGTCGTCGCCTGCGTCATAGAACAGCAGTTGGTTCGGGATGATGACCTCGGTGTCGTAGACGAGGTCGCCCTCGTCATCGACTCCGGTGTACAGGAACGTCGGCACAGCGAACACGGTGTACGTTCCGTTGAGGCCGTGACCGAGGCCGGACAGCGTTATGGTCTGCCCGACCCCGATCTCGGTGTCCTCGAGGGTCTGAATCACGGCATAGTCGTCGCGCCTCTGGTGCTCGATGACTGTGAATGTCGCCATGGTTAGATCCTCGTTCCCTGTGCGTTGCCGTGCGTCAGGATCAGGTCAGTTTGACGAACTTGGTGGCGTCGATCATGAGCGTCGCGAACGTGCCACGCCACGCCAGCGTACGGCTGAGCGTCGAGGGGTTGTCGAGACTGATTGCGCCCTTCTGCTGTTCGAAGATCTCGAAGCCCGACGGATCGCCCACGATGACGGTGTCGGCCGCGAAGTTGCGGTCCACGATGACGCTCAAGCCGAAGGCCTGACCGACGCCGTTCGCGCCACCGGGAACCTGCGAGCCGAAGGCGTTCATCGGCATCGTCGGAGCCAGCAACGGGCGACCGGTGGTGTCCACCAACTTACCGAGGGCCGCGAACATATTCGGCGACAGGAACAGGTGCGTCGGCAGGTTGCCGAGACTGTTGTTCAGGATCGTCGAGGCGGCGTCGTAGATGTCGGAGATCCACTCGGACGGCGAGGTCGGGTCGGTGAGGACAGCCGACTGCGAGCATCCGGCGAGCAGGTTGTCCGCCGCGACGTTGTCGGTCGTGACTGCGTAGATGCGACCGAGATCGTCGAGGATCAGGCTGAGGATCGCCGGGTCAGTCCAGTCGAGGTCCTGCTCCGAGATGTTCACGTAGCCGCCGTAGGTGGACTTGGTCACCTGATTGGAGGTCACGACGAACGTGCCAGCCTGGAGCGCGGCGTTCTCGGCGGACTGGACAGCCATCGAGGTGTGCGTGGTCACGCTGGGACGGATGAAGATCTTGCCGGACTGCGGCATCGACTTCGGCTGGATCGCATCCACCACAGGTCGCAACCCGCGAAGATTGTTGTACGTGGGTCCCACGATGATCTGGGGCAGGGCTCCCACGGTGTCAGCCGTGGTGACATCAGGGGCGGCGGCCTTGAGGGCCTCGCTCATGCGATGCCATGCGTCGCCTCCGGCGATCGCGGCGGCGAGGTATTCGACGGTGGTCGGCAACTTCGCCTCACGCTTGACGGCGGTGGCGTAGATGGGGGTCGTGGCGACAGCGGCCTCGACGGGGGTGGGCTGGGCTTCCATGTTCTCCTCCTCGGAGTCTTGGGTTGGGTTGGGTTCTTCTTGCTGGGGTTCGTTCGCTTCCGCTTCTTCGGCAGAGGCGGCGACTGAGTAGACCTGCGCGTCTGCGTAGGCAGGGACTGTGACAACGGACAGTTCGAGCCACCGGGCTTCGGAGACCTCAAGGACTCCTCCGGCTGTGCGCTTAAACTTGGTGGGGACTGCGCCGACTGACACCGAGTCGAGTGCTCCCATGGCGAGCAGTTCGAGGCTGTCGTCGGCGGCGCGTGTGCGCGCCAACTTGGCGGTGAACATCATGCCTTCATCGGTTGAGACTCGTTCGGTGACAACACCGATGACGCGCGTGTCGTCGTGGTACTCGAGCAACTTCGGGGCTGGTCCGTCCTCGGGGAGCGATCCCTTGAGGAACTTGACTTGTTCGCCTCCGGACAGGGTGGCGACGGTGTCCCACGGTACGGCGAGGCCGGTGATGCTGCGCGACGGCTGGTCGCCTTCGGCGGCGTCGAGCGTGATCTGTTGGGCGGTGAGTCGGATCATCGTCTGCTTCCTTCTTCGATACGGACGTCCGCGGTGTCCTCCACCTCGACGTCTGCCATGGAGTTCTCGTACAGGTAGTCCTCGACGTCGAACTTCACAAACCGGTTTTGGGGCAGACAGAACGACGAGGACAGGGTCTCCTCGATCGCGGTGAGGATCTGCTTTGCGCCGAACAGGTACAAGTCCTGTCGGGCCTGCTGTGCGTTCTGGTAGGTGAACGAGCCGGGGACACCGATGCCCAACAGGTACGGAGGGATTCCGCATTGCCGGGATAGTTCGAGGGCTTGGAACTGACGCGACTCGACCAACTGGAGTTTGCTCGGGTCGGAGGTGAACTCCTTGAAGGTGACGACCGAGTTGAGTGCGCCGATGGCGGAGGTGCGTCGTGCGGCGGACCATGCGGCGGCGAGTTCTGCCAGTTCTTCTCCGGACATCGGCTCGGAGGCGTCGGTCTGCTGGAGGTAGCCTGCGGCGATCTCGTTCACGGCGAAGCGGTCGGCGGCGCGGTCCAGTTTGATCGCGGTCTGGATGGCGCGCTGTCCGGTGTACAGAAGGCCCTGCGTGGGGGCTAGGAACTGGAGGACGTTGTCCATGTCCAGTTCGATGCCGTTGAATGTGATCTGGTTGGACGGTCCGAAGCGTTGCGGACCTTGCTGGTCCTCGAGGGCGACCATCGATGCCGGGAGCCATTGGAACGAGAGCGGTCTGCCGGTGGCCTGTGACCGGCTGGTGACGTACCAGAAGGCGGAGCCGTGGAGCATCAGGTCCGTGGAGGTCTGGGACATGATGAAGTTCCGGGTGACCTTCGGGTCCGGTTGGCGCATCCACTGCTCGAGTTCGAGATAGATCTCCTCGTACTCCTCCCCAGTCCATTGGAGCGTGTAGTGCTTGAGTCCAAGGCATCCCACGACCGACGCGATCATCTGTACGGACCGGGCAACGGTGGGGATGCTTAGGGCCTGCTCCTCCCTATTCCCGACTGAATAGGTGTAGAACTGACCAATCTGTGCGGCGGATCCTGCGGCGGCCTTGAGCGGTGCGGACGCGAACGCCGCCTTCTGCTTCTGCCTGCCGAACGCCATAGGTCGGAGTCTCCCACCGATTCTGGTGGTGGTCTACTCATGTCAGCCGGATGCGAAGGCCGCCTTCTTGCGTGTGACCGGGGCGAGTGCGCGTCCAGCGGCGAACACCGCACAGCGCGCCAGTTCGATCGGGCCGGGGGACTTCTGTGCCGATAGCGGTGCGCCGTCGTTCGTCTTGACCATCACGGCTTGGTTGATGTGTTCCGCCAATGACACTTCGCCGGTGTGGCGGATCTGTCCGTCGAGGATCGCGCGCCGGACGATCGGGGTCATGGTCTTTAGTTCGCGGTAGCCGACGATCTCGGTCCGCCTCCGATAATCGGGGGGGACGAGCGGCTCGTAGCCGGGGGTGATGAGTAGTTGGCAGTCGGTGTCGTCGAGCACCTTGGCGATCTCGGTCCACATGGCCTGCTGGCGGTCCACGATGAAGGCGACGGTGACGAGCACCTCGAGGCCGGTGCGGACGGCGCGCACTCCGACGATCCGGTTCTCGTCGAGGCTTGAGTCCACGGCGAGGAAGCCGCCTGCCGGGGCTGGGGTGGTGACGGCGAGACCGTCCCAGACGTCCGGGGGGAGCCATGAGTCGTTGGCTCCTTGCCACAGGTTCAGGTGGGCGCGCACGAACTCGGCGCGCGGTATGGACTGCCATGCGTCCTCAAGGGCCTCGAGGTCCACGGTGATGCCGAGGGCCGGGTTTGCCATGGGCCACCATCTCCGGTCGGATGGATCCACCCCTGCTGGGGGGCTGTATTCGCAGAAGTAGGCGCGACCAGTTTTGCCGGCGTCGATCGCTTGGATGCCTTGGGCGCGCATCTGCTGGAGGACGGTTGATCCGGCGTCCCCGGCTGTGGACCAGCACGACATCTGTGAGTCCCGGCGCGCGATCATCGCCGGTCGGAATGCCTGATAGACGACGGACGGCTTGATCTGCCAGATCTCGTCGAGGAGCAGGTAGTCGATGGAGTAGCCGTGCTTGCCGTCTGTGGCGGCGGCGAGCCGGATCGTGGACCCATCCGGGAACGTCAGGGACTCACGTCCGAACGACTTGTACGACTTGGCTCCGAACTTCTCGGTGAGCACCGGCTCCATCTCGCGGAACATGACCGACACGCGCTCGTACTCGTTGGCGACAAGAACGACCGACTGGGGTGTCCCCCGGTGCGTCGCCATGCCGACCGCCCACCACGACGCCAACACCTTCAGGGCCACCGACTTCCCCTGCTGTCGGGCCGTCGAGGTCAGCGCGCTCGAGAACAGAAGCCGACCGTCCTCCCCGAACGACAGTTGGTCATCGATCACCTTCTGCTGCCAAGGCATCAGGGTGATGCCGTAGATCGCCTCCGCAAACGACGCCACCTCAGGGCCATACGACCCGACCGCCTCGACCGGGGTGACCAGCCTCGGAGCAGATCCGCCTCGAAGCGTGTCCGATCCGGCTCGATCCAAGCCGGTTCCGGCTGGTTCCGACCCTCCGAGAGAGTCCCCCTGAGGCTCCATCGGGTTTTTCGTC